AGAGCAACGCCTCAAGAGCAATGATATGTACTTTCGCTCTGTTGATGACTGCGTGTACTTTGCACAACGACTGCATAAACAAGGACAGAAGATCACCGCTTACTGTTTGCCAGTCATGGTAGACAAAGACACAAAGGTGTACTGATGTTAGCAGAACTTGCAGCAGCCAATGCAGCCTTTGCAGTTATTAAAACCACCATTCAAAATGGACGTGAACTAGCTTCTGCTGGTAAGGCTCTTGGCACTTTTGTCTCTTGCAAAGAAGATCTTATGCGAGAGGGCAACAAGAAACGTGCCAGAGGTGTAGGCGGTAATGATCTCGAAGAGTTTATGGCTCTTGAGCAGATCCGTGAGAAAGAAAAGCAACTCAAAGAACTGATGATCTTGTCTGGTCGTCCCGGTCTGTGGCGTGACTATGAACGCTTCTGTGAAGAAGCCAAGGATGGTAGAGCCAAAGCTAGGCAAGCTGCTGTCAAACGCCGGAAGAAAAACATTGAGACTGCTGGCAACGTAGGTGTTGGCCTCGTTATTGTGTTTGGCATAGTTGGCATATTGCTGTTTGCCTTTTGGATGAGAGGTGCTTTTGCACAGGCTGCTAACGATTTGACTGTGTGCCGCATGGTTAAATGTATGAAGATTGACAAGAAAACCACAGCATGTGTATATCGCGGCGCACACAATACTCAAGAAACTATTATGTATGCGCCGTATGAGTTTCGGCCACGCGAGTATCTGTGCCAATGGAACCCAGATCAACCACCACCGCCAAACATTTATGATGTTCTTGAAGGAATAAGGGATAGTCAAAAATGAGTGCTGAACAGGTTCTTAAGTGGAAGTTGCTTCCTAGATTTATGATGATTGTAATGACCATCATGTACATTCGTGTACTGGAATGGGGCATGTCATTAGATGACATCAGCACCCAGCAAAGCGCAATGATTTCGATATGCAGTGGGGCAATGACTGGTGCGTTTGCTGTATGGCTAGGAAGCGAGAAGACCTAATGTGGGACATGCACAACAGGACTAAGTAAATGATACAGGCTTTACTACCTATTATTGGCGATCTTGCTGGCGGTTGGCTTAAAGGCAAAGCTGCTGAGAAGGCTGCTAAGAGTCAAGTAAAGGTGGCTCGTGCCGAAGCTGAAGCGGAGGTGATGAAAGTTGCTGCTACGCATGAAGCTGGTTGGGAAAAAATCATGGCCGAAGCCAGCAAGGATAGCTGGAAGGATGAAGCTTGGACTATTCTGTTTATAGCTATCATTGCTATGTGCTTTATACCACCATTGCAGCCCTATGTTGAGCGTGGGTTCGATGCGCTAGGTCGTACACCAAGCTGGTTCCAATGGGCCATGTATGCCTCAATAGCAGCTTCATTTGGATTACGCGGACTAAAAGGATTGAAAAAATGAACATCGATAAGCTGATGGAAGAACTAAAGGTTGATGAAGGATGTGTCATGGAAATATACAATGACCATCTTGGATACCCAACTTTCGGTGTGGGCCATCTTATTCGTGAAGATGATCCAGAGCATGATCAACCCCTTGGCACTATCGTTTCTGATGAAAGAGTTAGAGAGGCTTTTGAACAAGATCTTGATAGTGTGCGCCGCGACTGCTTGCGTTTGTATGACAACTTCACAGAGTTGCCGGATGACTGCCAGTTGATTATAGCAAATATGATGTTCAATCTTGGGTATCCAAGACTTTCAAAATTTAAACTGATGAAAGCTGCCATAGAAAAGAATGATTGGGAAGAAGCTGCGAACCAGATGGAATCAAGTAGATGGTACAGGCAAGTCCCTAATCGCGCTGAGAGGCTTTGTAATCGGATGAGGCTTCTCGCCGTTCCTGTCTAAGCATTTCAAGTCCAACTTGCTGGCATCTGTACGCCATCTCAAGCATTTGCTCGCTCTGCATTTCAACTATAGTTACTTTTCCATCAAGGCTAATAGCAATTCCGTCGTTCCTTGGGATTATGAGTGCCTTAATCATGATCAATCTTTAATGCGTATTGGTTTGAGTGTGTAGCCCAGATAGTTGAGAGCAGCTTCGATATCATTGACTCGTGGCGTATGCGTAGTGCGCCACTTCCTCAATGTATCCCTGTGAAGACCAACTCTTTCTGAAAGATCTATTTGGCAGCATCTTTGTTTATGCATTTCTTTAAATAGAAACTGCACAACAGCGTTGCCGTTAGTAATGACTGGCCGATATCTAAACTTCCGCATATTTATCCTTTTTGTAAGCGTGAAGAGAGCAGTGACAAACATACCTGTCGCATACTCTCTTCACTAGCCCAATGCTTTCGTTCTTCTTCAGACCTAATCACATTAGGTTGTTCGGGTGTTCCAACTATTAAACTCGTATGCCTTTTGCGGGGGTCAAGAGTATTAACCTATACACAGGATATGGATCGTAATGAGGCGTCCTAATGCACAGACATAGATGGCTTTGTGTTCTGCTACTTAAACTTTCATAAACTATTCTGCTCCGTGTGGGCCTCGCGGTTACCACCCTGTCAGAGACAGGGAACAAGTACAAAATAATTCATCCGGTTCTTTGGCTAGGACGAGGGCAAACCCAATGCCCCCCGCCCAGAAAGGAGTGACCCCCTCCTCAAAATGGTATTACGTCACCGCTATCCGCATCAGATTGCACAGGCTTTTCTTCTTTTGCATAATCGCTGGAACTGTCTTGGCGATATTTTGTGCCACCAGAGGTTACACTAAGGTTCAAAAACTTCTGACCGCTCTGCGTTTCATTTGCGTAGGCAAAGACTTTCTCTTCACCGCACGGCCCTGAGTAGGCCCAGTCTTTGTCTTCGTCTTTGAATAGTGTTGCGATCTGTACATACAGTGTAAGTCTTCCTTCCGGCTCTTTGACAACCACACTCTTGGGTGGGTAGCCGTCATCTTCACGACGCTTCCATTCGCTGATGTTAAGCTTGCCACTCAAGATCATATGACCAGTGCGGTCATCTGTAGGAAAGACACTGCCTTTGTTTTCTTTGTGTTCATAAGCCATTAGAAATCCACCTTTGCTTCTTGTTTCTTTTCTTCATGCATCTTCTGCACCTTAGATTTTACAGCCCTATCTGCTGCTGCATTACCATCGTCATCCTCTGACGGCAGTCCCATTGCTGCCTGCAATGAGTAACGCTTGGCATATGTGATGCCGCTGCCCATCTTCTGTGGGTCGGATGGGTCCTTGCTGCGGATCGGACACATGCTGACACGCGCCTCTTTTGTTGGTGCATGTATGATTGTTGTCCTTACAACTTGCACGACCTGATCACCGACAGTGACAAGATCAAGCGGCTGCGTAAAATACAATCCATACTTGTTAGCCTCACGCGCAGCAGACATCACCTCTTCAAGTGTAGAGTATGAACTTTTAAAATGCGGATTTGATCCACCCTTTGTTGCAGATACTGCCTCCATTTGGAATGCCAGCATTGCTTCATCAAAATTTTGTGGTTGTTTTTTCTCAGCCATTTACAGACTCCTTGTTTACAACAATCCTGCAAGATCCGTTCTTGCTCCGTCGTACTGCCAACATATCGCAGTACACTTCACGCTCATCATCACTGATCATAGAGCGTAATTCTTTTTTGCTAGCATCATGTCGCTTGGCATAATCCAGCGTGCTTATGTATGTGTGGGCTGCATCAACAAATGCATTCTCTTTGCTTGCATCCCTAATAGACAGACCATCGATATCAACAGATGACCAATCTATTTTGGTTTTCTCTCTGATTCCTGGTGCTGTATCTAACCTGACATACTCCCAAAATTCTTTGATCAAAGCCATGTACTGATCCATAAGTTGGCTGCTTTGAGACACGCGGCATGTCTCCCATTGGTTGCCAAAGATAACAGACATATGAACCGCTGGCTTGTTTGCCACCCACATATAAAACTGTATCTGCCCCATGTATCGATCTAACACATCAGCCATATTGTTGAAGCTGCTAGTGTGTTTGCACTCAATGATATTGCCGTTCGCCAGCACACCATCCAAGGTTCCTTTACATGGTATGTTATGCCAGTTCTTTGTGTACTCAACCTGTGTATCTGTAACCATGATGTCGGTTTGCATTTCAAACCAACGCATGTTGAACAGTTCTGTTTCGACACCAAGGTTTACATTAAACATATGGGACAGATCATCAGGCTCTCTTCGCCCAGTCTTGATCTGCCATAGATCGAACCAGTTGCTATCATGCTCCAACTTGTAGAGATCAGAGCCTCCAATGAATCCCTTCCTATCCATCTTCTTTATCCAGTGCGACGTAACGCTTGCCTTTAAAAAGGCCATACTTAAATACAACACGCCTGCCAATAGTTGAGCCTCGCGTCATTGCAATGTACTGCCTGTCTTCTGTGATTGGCTCAAGCTGCATGTTTAATATTCTTATCATCGGATCTTTCATTGATGCAGCAATCTTGTCGGCATAGTCAGCCATCTCATCAATGGTAGACAAACCAAATGTCATCTTGCTGTTAAGAAAATCGTCACGATCAGGCTTGTCCCAATCATCTTCATGCTCTTCTATAACGATAGCCGTATACGGCATTGGCATCTCCTGTTGGTGGTGAGGGGCATGCTTGTGTAACCAAAGACATCAAGTGGCGACCAAGATAGACCACCCAATGTCCCACCGCTAAATGACATGCCCCTCTAATTAAGTGCAGTATTGCACATTCAGTTTGTAATTGGAATGCATTTGTGCAGTGCGTCTAACAAATATTTTCTTGGCAGATATCTCCATTCAATATGTTTGTAGAACTCTGCAAAGCTTGGGAAGAAGGTTGCATGTTTCTTCACGTCATCGAAAGAACGCAGCACAATATCGGCAGGATACTTAGCTAACTCTGCTGCCAATGTGCGCGACTTCAGTGACAGCATCTTGTCATCCATATCTCTTGGCAACGTAATAAGCGGAACCATTAGCGCTATTTGCTTTTCAATATCTGATTCCGGCAGACCAGCAAGGCTTTGTCGTATATGGCGAACAGCCTTGCTGACGGATGCCGGATCAGTCTTGCCTTTGATTGTGTAACCCAGAAGGTCTGAGTTGCTGCTGTATCTAGCTTTTAGTGATGGAATCAAGGTAAGCACCAAACCTGTCACTTTGCGTGTTACCGCCACTGGGTCGTTTGCTGCCACTAGATGTGCCACTGCTTTGGTTTGTTCGGAACTTGATAGATCGTGCAACCCAGTTTCTGTATGCTGCATCGATGTCTGCAAACTTGTTGCCTTTGGCCCGATGGTGATCGCGGAAGATAGAGGCTTCATGCCCATGATCAAACTCCTCGTTATGTTTGGTGTTTAGGGTAGCGATCAACGCATCAGATGGATACCAATCTTCTGGCACATCTCGCTTCCTCTTTGTTGTATTTGTTCTTAGTAGCTTAGTGTCGCACTGTGAGACAGGTGGTGTATCAGCCTGAGACACTGCTGTCTCACTCTGAGACACCAGCACTTTGTAGACTTTGCCCAACTCCTGTCGCCTGATGTAGCCAGCATCTTCAAGTAAGTTCAACTTTCTAGCCACAGTGGCACGACTCATACCTGTTTTGTGAGCCAGTGTGAACGTACTTGGCCAGCATATACCTTCATCGTTTGCGTAATCACATAACGTCACAAGCAACCACTTAGAAAGCGGATCGTCTATGTCCGCTCTCATTGCGTCTGCCATATGATGAAACATTAAACGACTCTCCACTCACGCTGCTTGCGACTGCTGCGTCCCTTGCGCTTCTCACCAGTCAACTCAATGATGCCTTTCTTTTGCAGTTCATTGTATCGGCTGCTGACACTTGAGTCAGATGTGATATGTGGATAGTTACGCTGCACCCATTGCCATACTTCATCATGAATGCATGGCTGTATGGCTGTGATACCTTGCAGCACAATGTTTTGCATCTTTGTTGGATCGATGCTTTGCGCGGCTTCGTAGCTTGTTGATGGATCGTTACGCCGTACTAGCTTGTACGCTTCGGTTTCAAAAAGATCGTCGTTCATTGCATTCTCCCTGTTTACTGCACATATGCAACACTACTTTGTACGTTGACACATTGCAAGTGATAACTGCACTATTGCACTAGATGGTTAGTCTTCCTCCGCTAACCACTCTATAAACTTAGCAACCAGTGGATTGCTTGCTTCGATGCACACAAAGGCAGGCCCAGTGCGCTGCTTGAGCAAGTAAATATCCGCTGGTTGTTCTTTGTGGGTTTTGGTTAAGAAAGAGAAGCCTCTTCCTTCTGACTGATACTTGGATTCAGCTATGATTGATCCGAGTCTCGTCTGGATTTTGATGTCTCCACCAAGGTCTCCACCCATTGATCCAGAGAGTGGTTGCCTACGCGCTTGCGCGCCTTTCGTTTTGAAGAAGTCGACCCACCATCGTTCGTGATAGCTGCCTTTGTTGCGTTGCGATGTTCCCATAAATTATTCTCATAACAGTTAATGCAAAGCACGATGTTGTCACCCCGTACTATGAACCAAGGAGTCTTAATGCGGCAACAGTGGCAAGTGGCTGACTTACCTATCCGGTCGTATTTTGATTTCGATTTCCGCGCCAAGTGCGTCCAACCAACATATGAATAGGAAACTAGATGGGACTCGTTTCATTCGCTCCCATTTGTGAACAAGTGACGTAGCGCAGCCGATCTTGCTGGCAAGAACTTCTTGGCTCATGCCCTGTTCCATTCTTAGCATCGTCAAACTGGCAATCACATCTTGCCAGCTATCCGATACTATCTGTGGATTTTTGTAATGAGTAAACTTTGATTGCATCCTCTACCTTTTGCGCTGTGGACAAGTGTAAATCCACACCGTTCTTGGCTCTGTAAAAAGTGCTGGTAGGTGTGCCAGATTTTTTGAAGGCTTCAATCAAAGACACATCGGCTTTGTCTGCTGCATC